GGCAGCCGAGCCCAGCGCGCGGCCGATGGTGTACATCGTGGCGCCGGCAGCGGCCAGCTCGAGCTTCATCGCGCCCAGCTGCTTGGCCGCCCCCTCGCTGGTGCTGCTCAGCTCGCCGGTGCCGGCGGCGGCGCCCTTGGTGGCCTGGCCGAGTTGCTCGGCCGCCTTGCCTGCCTCAGCGGCGGCCTCGGCCAGCTTGCGCTGGTCGACTGCGGCCTCCGCGCCGGCATCGCCCGTCTGCACGAGCTGCTTGCTCAGCTCCTCCGCTTGGCGGTCGAGCTCGGCGGTGTCGACCCCGAGCGTCTTGAGCTGCTCGCCGAGCCGGGTGATCGAGTCGGCCCCATCCGCCCCCACCTTGAGGCGGACGCCGACTTCCCGCACGCCGCCGGTGGCCATGTGCTGTGCGGGAGCCGGGTTGCGCGGGCGCTACTGCGCGCCGGTCAGGGGATCATGCGCGCGCGGTAGAACGCCGACACGCTCGAGCCCTTGGACGTGTCGGCCAGCAGCTCGGCCGCGATCGCCATCTCGCCGAACTCCAGCCCGATGAGCGAGAGCTCGGCCGCCGGCGGTACCGACATGCGCCAGATGTCGACGACCACCGGCTTCTGGGTGTCCGCGTCGTTGAGGCCCTCGAACAGCACCTCGAGCACGGTGCTCGTGCCCATGCTGCCCTCGACACGCTTCTGCGCGATGTTCGCGTACGTGACGATGAGCGCCTGCCCGTCGGTGATCGTGCTCGTGGTGGGGATGTAGATGCCCGCCGCGCTCTTCTCGTAGTCGCGCGGCGTCTGGAAGGTCGTCCCGGCCGGGTCAGAGGTGACGGTGGTGATCGTGCTCGGGAGCTTCGAGAGCGTGGTGACGCTGCCCTTGTGGCCGGTCACGTTCTCGACGGTCGACGCGCTCAACGCCACGTCGGTCACAGTGCCGGCGGTGGCGATCGCCCAGTTCTCCGGGCTGAAGTTGAGCCAGGTCATGCTGGATTCGACCGTGTCGATGCGCTCGAGCTTCACCGCCGTGCCACCACCCGGGCGGGTGTACTCCGGCATGCGCTGCGCCTCGATGTTGTGCCGCAGCGTGAGCGAGCTCACGTTGCCCACGTGCCGGCGGGCGCCGGTGCTGCCGTAGGCACGCACCCACACGCGGCCGACGCCGATGTATCCCTTGGTGACGACTTCGCTCATGGTGATGTTGCTCCGTGCGAAAGCTGTTTGCGGATCAGAAGACTCAGGTCAGCGGCGGCAGCATCGACTCGCTGCGCGTCGAGAAGCGGGCGCGCAGCAGCAGCGGGTACGCCGAGAAGTTGCGCGTGAAGTAGGGGCGCGGCGCGCCTGGCACCCATGCCAGCGGGCGGTTGAGCCCGTCGGCCTGCCAGCCGTGCAGCGCGGCCACCACCTGCGTGATGATCGGCCCGGCCACCTGGCGCTGCGCATCGCTGTCGGCGCGCCGGCTGTCGACCACGATGGCGACCACCCAGTCCGCTTCCACCGCCACCGTGTAGCGCCGGCCGTCCGGCGCAGTGTCGGGGCGCAGCCCCTGCAGCAGCACCACGGCAGCCGGCATCTGCGCGGGCTTGTCGTCGGGCGTCAGATCGTCCATCACGCGCACGCTGCGAAGGTCCGGCAGCTCGGTGCGCAGCCGCGTCACGATCGCCGGGCCCAGCCACAGTGCGTCTGTGCTCCACGTCACCACGCCCCCCGCGCCCAGTCCTTCGCGCCCTGCGCGAACTCGGCCAGGTTGAGCGGCGGGGGCCGCACCGCGGCGCCGACGGCGTCAGAGCCCAGGCTCTTGCGGCCCGACCCCAGCTCGCGCAGCGTCTCGCGCGCGCTGTCGAAGCGCGCCTTGACCAGCGGGCTCGGCTCGCGCTCGTGCAGGTAGTAGCGTGCCAGGTCGAGCGCCAGGTAGCGCAGCAGCTCGGGGATGGTGGAGAGCGGCAGCGAGTACCGGGCCGCCAGCGCGGCGTCGATCTCTGCAGCGGCGCGGTCGCATGCGCCCTGCGCGACCGCCGCGTCGACGGCGTTCGCGCGCGGATCGACCCGATCCGTGAGCTCGATGAGCTCGGCCTCGCCGAACGCGTCGATCAGCGCCTGCGGTGTGGTGTACTGCGTGGCGCTCACGGGTGGCGCTCAGGTTGGGGTTGGCTCAGGCCTCCGCTGCGGGGGCCGGCTCGGCGCCGGCGTCCTGCACGTCGGTCACGTCGAGCATCGGCTCCGCGCGCAGCCGGTCGATCTGCTCGGCCGTCAGCTGCGACAGCGGCAGCACGACAGGCTGCAGGCCGAAGACGAACCCGCAGCGGCGGAACGTGCCGAGCGGGCTCTTGCTCACCACCCGCAGCCCGGCGGCGGCTGCCGCCTTGGGCGCGGGTGCGGTCTTGCTGGGCATGGGCTCTCCCTGGCCTGCAGGTGCGGCCGGATCAGAGCAGCTCGTGCGCCACGACGACACGCAGGCGATTGCGCAGCGTGTTGGTCACAGCAGGGCCGCCGGAGGTGTCGACGATCAGGTCCTTGGCGAACAGGTCGCGCGCCGTCTCGCCCAGGTCGGGTGGCACGACGATCGTCGTCGCCATCGCGCCGACCGGCTTGCCGCCGAAGGTCTTCTGCTTGCTCATCTGGACCATCGCCGCCTTGACATTCGTCGCGTCCAGGGCCGCCTCGCTGCGGATCGCCAGCTGCCAGAAGGGAGAGAACCCGAACGCTGCGCGGCCGTCGACGCCCCAGACGAACTTCTTGTTGAAGAAGACGTTAGCGTCGGTCGGGTCGAACAAGCGCTGCAGCGCGAAGCTCTGCCGCTCCTGGTAGATGACCGGCTTGAAGACTTTTGAATCGTCGATCAGGTACCACGGGGTCTGGCCGCCGCCGATGTCGTTGTCGCCGGTCGTGCCGTCGGCCAGGGGGTGGTCCGTGTCGAAGAAGAACTGGCCGTCAGGGCCGAGCGTGCTATGGCCCGCCTTCAGCAGCTTGAACACCTCGCGCGAGGGGAATGCAGCCGCCGATTGCCCGCCCTGCTCGAATGCCGGTGCGTACAGGCCGAACTGATCATCGAGGATCGCGTTGCGGTCGATCGACCAGGTGGCCTCCCAGTCCTTGTTGAGCAAGCGGAAGCCGTCCTGCCGCACGTTCTGCACGACCCGGTCGCCCACCCACTCGCGGATGTCGCCCAGCTCGGTCAGCAGCGGGTAGAGGGTCTCGGCGCCTCCGCTCGGGATGCGCATCGCGACAGGCTCCCAGGGAGTCACCGCGCGTTGCAGACCGCGCGCAAACGTGATCTGAACGGTGGCGTCCAGGTCAGCGAGGGTAGAGGCATTGATGAGCATTTCGGGCTCCGGTGAGTGCGGGTGGCAGGGCGGCGGTCAGACGAACTTGACCCAGACCCCTTCGGTGGTCACGTCCCAGACGCGGCCGGCAGCGCTCCTCGCGCCCGTGCCGTCGGTCTTCGCCACCGTCTCGTCGTCGACGATGTAGCAGGTGGCGTTCACGTCGGCGAGGGCGATGGCGTCGCCGCCGGCGCTGTTGAGGAACGGGCCGAAGACGCCGATCTCGACCTGGCCGTTGATGGCGTCGACCAAGCCGGCCGAGTTGTCGATGGTGGCCGGCGCGACGCCCACGGCCTTCAGCGTCGCCGAGGCGGCGCCCTTGGTCAGCTTGCCCGAGCTGTTGAGGCAGGCGATCGTGCCGGCCCAGATCTTGGTCGACGCCGCCATCGGGAAGGCGCGGGTGACGCCCTCGACCTGGCGGGTGTTGCGGTCAGCTGCTGCGGCCATGAGTGGTGGCTCCTGTGATCAGTGGATCGGCTCAGGCCCGCTGCGCGGCGCGCGCGGCCTGGTGCTTGAGGTACTCGTCCTGCGTGACGCCCATCAGCGCCGCGATGTGCCGCGCCTCGGCGGTCATCGCCGGGGCGGCACCGCCAGCGGCGGCAGCGGCGGCAGCGCGGCCGGCCTGGTCGTTGGTGCCGGCCAGTGCGGCGATCGGCTTGGCGTTGGTGATCCAGGCGGCCAGCAGCTCGCGGTCGGCCCGGCCGGTCGCCAGCAGCGTGTCGCGCTGCGCGGGCACGAACTTGCCCGCGGCAATGGCGCCGTCGACGGCGCTCACGATGTCGGCGTCGGCCTGGGCGGTGCGCAGCTGCGCGAGCTCGCCCTGCAGCGTCACCACCTGCTGCAGCGCACCTTCGGCGGCGCCGGCGCGCGCCACCAGCTTGGTGACGGCAGACAGCGCCACCGCCTCGGTGGCGGCCGCGTCGATGCCGAGCGCGGCGCACAGCGCGGCGGTCAACATCGGGCGGGCGCGCAGCGTGGTCAGCTCGGCCTGCAGCGCGGCGATCTGCGCAGCAGTGGTGCCGGCGGCGGCGCCGGCGGCATCCAGGTGCACAACGGGCTTGTCGGTGGTCGTCGTCATGTTGCGATGGTCGGTTGAGGTGGCGGCCCGGCGAGCCAGGCCAGACAGTGCGGCCTGCACCGCATCCATGCCCAGCAGGGCGGGGTGGTTGACCAGGGCGGCCATCAGCACGCCGGTGATCTGGCCCAGCGCGTCGAACTCGATCACCGGGCTGATGTAGCGGTACTCGCGGGCGCGGATCAGTGCGCTCGCGCGCTCCGTCCACTCCACCGAGGCGAACAGGCCCTGGCCGTCGACCCAGTCCACGCTGTGGATCCAGCCCGCGGCCGGCGCCGGGTTGCCGGTGCCGTGCGTCGTCATCGTGGCGTGGTCGTAGTCCACGACGATGGGCGTGAGCGCGGCCACCGCGTTCATCGCCGCGGCCAGGGCCCGGCCCTGCTCGTCGGTGATGCTCCACAGCATCCCCTCGCCCGGCCGCCCATCGCGGGCGCGGAACTCGCCTGCGGGCAGCAGCTGCGCCGAGCCGTCGGCCGCCACGTCGAGCGCGGCAGCGAGCAGTGCGGTAACGAGCGTGGCCCCTGGCATGGGGCGTTACTGTGCCGCCTGCCCAGGGCAAGCGATAGGCGCGATGGTTTGCGCTGCGCGGCGGGAGGGGGGCAATCTGCCCCCACCCT